CGCGCCTTCCTTGGCTGGGTGGCCGAGCAGGGTGGCCCGCGTGTGTTGCCCGGCCTGCGTGACGAGTTGCTGGCCGAGCACATGGCGTCGGTACGCGCGATGCTGGAGCCCACCGCCGAGTACCCTGACGAGGCGCAGAAAATCGTCGAGGACGTCAACCGGCGGGAATTGGGGCGTCTGGAGAAAAACGCTTGGTACGAGCGGTTCGCGTATGTCGTGGATGACGACGCTTACTTCGACATGGGCGAGCGGCGCGAATATACCCGCAGCGCCTTCAACGCCCTGTATCGCCACGTCAAGTGCGCGTCGATCCACAACGGCCGCAAGGTCGAGGCGTCTGTCTGTTACGATGAAAACCGCCAGCATATGGGCGCACGCACGCTCCAGGCGCTCGTGTACGCTGCCGGCGACGCGGCGCTGGTTGAGCGTGACGGGCTCGTCTATGGCAACATGTGGCGCAACGCGCGTCCGACCTACGCCGCCTCGACGGGCGACATCAGCCGCTGGCTGGACCACGCGGCGCGCATCATCCCCGATCCGGTTGAGCGCGAGCACGTCCTCAACGTCATGGCGGTGCGGGTGCAGCAGCCGCGCACCAAGATCAACCACGCGATCCTGCACGGCGGCGACGAGGGCTGCGGCAAGGACACCCTGTGGGCGCCCGTGCTATGGGCCGTCTGCGGGCCGGCCATGAAGAACCGCGGCCTGATTGACAACGACAGTCTCGGCACGAGCTGGGGTTATCACCTAGAAAGCGAGATTTTGATCCTGAACGAGCTGAAGGAGCCGGAAGCCCGCGAGCGCCGGGCGCTGGCGAACAAGCTCAAGCCCCTGATCGCTGCGCCGCCGGCCACGCTGCCCGTCAACCGCAAGGGGTTGCACCCCTACGACATGGTGAACCGAATTTTCGTGCTTGCGTTCACCAACGACCCGGTGCCGATCTCGCTGGCGTCGCAGGACCGCCGCTGGTGCTGCATCTGGTCCCCGACCGGGCGCATGGACCCGCACGAGGCCGCTGCTATGTGGCGCTGGTATGAGAAGGAGGGCGGATACCAAGCCATCGCCCGCTGGCTTGCCGACCGTGACGTGTCGGCGTTCAACCCGGCCGCCGCCCCGCCCGTCACCGATTGGAAGGTGACCATGGTCGAGCAGGGCATGTCGATTGCCGAGAGCTTCCTTGTGGATATGATCCGCGAGCGGCGCGGCGAGTTCGCGCGCGGTGTCGTTGGCGCGCCCTTCTACGCCCTGTGCGACCGCCTGCTAGGCCACGCCCCGACCGGCGTGAAGCTGCACCACGCCCAGCTCCTGCACGCCTTCAAAGAGGCCAAGTGGGTGGACTTAGGGCGCGTTGCGTCCGCCCGGCACACCACCAAAAAGCAGATGTTCGCCGCGCCCGACATGGCCAAGAAGCACACCAAGTCGGCGCTGCGCGACATGATCGAGGAGCCGCCGGTCACCACCTTGAAGGTGGTCTAAAGAAAAGGCCCCCGGCTCGTCACCGGGGGCCAAGTCAGGGACACAAACAGAGTTAACCGGAGGAGGCCAGTCAACGTCCGCTAGGCGTTAGGAGATCCCAACGCCCTCCGGCTCACGCCGAAGCCTTTAACGCCACCCGGCGACCCCGCGCAGGTGGCAAGAAAACATCTGCCGATCCGTCTTCACACCATATGCAATGCAAAGTTTCATGTGCGCAAGACCGGCTTCGATACCGTACCCACAATTGAACAGTTTCGCGTAGTCGTACCCCAGCGCGCGGGCGCTGCCGGGCATGACTTGGAACACGCCCCGCGCGCGGCCGTGGCGGGTGGGCGGCCCGACCGCGTTGCAGCGGAACGAGCTTTCCTTGCGCGCCAGCGCCACCGCCACGGGAGCCCAGCGCGCGCCCAGGACGGCCGTCGCGCGGTCGTGGACCATTTGCGGCACGGAGGCTGCAGCGGGTGTGCTGAAAAGCGCCAGCGCCAGCGCTGCGGGCCGGATCAAAACGAGTGCCCCGGCTGCGCCAAGATCGCCGGCTGCGGCCCGGCGAGTTGGTCCTGATAGCGGCCAACATAGGGCGCGTCTGTCGGCTCCGCGAGCAGGTGAAAGATAACCTGGGCCACGGGCGTGCCGCTCTCCAGCGTCACCGGCTCGTAGCCGTGATTGGTCAGCTCCAGCGTCAAGAAGCCGCGCCAACCTGGCTCGATCACTGTGTTTTGAACGGTTAAGCCTTTGCGCGCCAGTGTGCTCTTGTCGTGCACGAACCCGATCACATCCGGGCGCATGGTGAACTTCTCAATGGTGGAGGCGAGCGCAAAGGAGCCCGGCGCGAGCCGGATCGTCTGCGCGATGCGCACGTCGTACCCGGCCGGCCCAAGTCCGTAGGTCATGCCGCTGGTTATGTGTAAGGTCCGCTCGGTGAACGGCTGGACCGGGCGCGGATCTAGGTCGCGCAAGTGTTGGGCGGGAAGGATCATTTGCCATACTTCCTTTCTATGTCCGCCAGCGTCGGGCCCTTGATGGGCGCGAGCGTTACGGGCGGCGTGGGGCGGGTGGGTTCCCGGCGTTTCTTCTCGGGCTCGGGCGCCTGCCCGTCTGACGGGCGCTGATGCTGGCGCAGGCGTCGTACAATCATGGCTCCTCCTTGTCGCGCGGGGCCAGCGCTGCGGCGTGCAGCGGTCCCGGCGTATATTGTTCTGCAGTCGTAAACAACCCGCCGCAGCTTTTACACTTGCGGCGGCGAAACGTGCGCCCGTCGTGGGCGCGCGTCATGGTGACCGCGGTGCGCGCCGAATGGCAAGCCGGACAGCGCACGCCCACCTGGTCGTAGCGCTCAGTCACTGGGCGCCCCCACCGCACCGGCAGGCGTAAGTTGCCAGAGCTTTTTGAAGCCGTTTAATCTCAGCCTCCGCCGCAAACTCACGTTCCACGCCCATACCGTTCAGGCGCGCTTGCTCTTCTACTTCGGCGCGCAGGCGTTCCTTCTCAGCGTACAAGCGTTCCATCTCGTTGGCGGCCTCATCAAATAGGTCAGAGTGCAGGGTGAAGTTCTGTCCTTCTGGATTGCGTATCCATTGTTCCAGATTGCGCAGCCGCTTTACAATGTCGCTCATAGTCCCAGCACCGTGTTGGCTTGGCGGGCGATGCTCTCGCGCCGCAGGTTGCGCGCAACCAGCTCGGCATAGCCGGCGATGTCGCGCCAGTGGTCCGGCTCGTTTGGGTTGCCGCAGGTAATGCGCGCCAGCTTGCTGGCAATCATGTTTAGAGCTTCCTCCTGGACCGCCGACAAGCCGTCGCGCGTCATGGCGTACCGGATGGTCCGGGCCGTGTAGGCCACCTCTTCAAAGCGGCCGTGCGTCTGTTCGCGTTCATTGAGCAGATCTGACATTGCGTTTTTTCCCTGTGTTGTACTTGATCATGAGTATGCCGTGCATGATGGACGTATGGCACGCCCTATTGCAGCAGCGCGCGATGCGCGGGTAGCTCCAGCCTAGGCCGCGCAGGATCAGGTAGATCTGACGGCGCGGCGGGTGCAGCCGCGCGTCTCTCGCGTGTGAGACGATATCGCCCCACGTCAGGTTGTGAAGCGTCAGGACCGCCACCACCGCCGCGTGCGCCTCGGGCGGTAGCTGCGGAACCTCCGCCCGTCGCCGGGCGAGGGCCGCGTAGTAGGCCGCGTTGGCGGCCCGTGCGCTTGCCTCGCGGCTGTCCCTGCGCCGCTGCGCCTCGGCGCGTTCGCCGGCCGCTATAATGCGCTGGCGAACCTCTTTCGCGTGAGCGATGGCGTCTATCATATGGCGCCCTCGACCAGAGCCCGCCGCACGCCCGCCTCGGTGGGCGCCCGCACGATCAGGCCCCCGTGCGTGACGCCGCGCCAGTCGCGCGCCTTAGTGCGCTCGTAGTGCCCTAGCACGGTCGCGCCGTGCACCAGCGTGCGTGTCCCGTCGCCGTGGTAGGCGGTGTTGAGACCGCTCATGGGCGCGGTCCGGGCGGCCGCGTGAGCCCGTACAGAAGGCTCAGAAAGGTACTCAGTAAAGAGATCATTGGTCATTGTCCTGTTTCCGTTCGCTGGTAACGGCCGCCGTGAAGGCGGCCGCGCCGAGTATGACCGCCGGGGCGATCACGAATATCAGGATTGCAACGTGAAAGGGATCAGTCACTGGCATACTCGCTTTCCGCGTCATAATAGCCGTGCTTGTATCCCTCATTGTAAGCTTGCTCGTCACATTCAAGCGGGCGCCCGTCGAGGAACTTCTCGACCGTGTCGCGCAAGCTTGCG